AATGAGCTACCGCCCAAGTAAGCCGTCTATCTTCGTCATCCATCTTAGTTAACGCCAGGTCTATAGCTTTATCTAACCTGGTAATCTGATCTGGTGTAGCTTTCAGCCTTGTAACACCCATAGGATTGTAACCATAACCAGACCATTCAGTAACATAATCTGGCCAATTAACCATCTTCTGTTTACGTATAGCACTAGGCAACTTTCTTTCTGTTTCAGCAGCTTCAAAGAATAAATCATTTAGCTGCGCTACATCCATTACTTGCGCTCATTTCTAAGCTTTTGATCCATCTCTTTGAGCCAGTTAAGCTTATCAAATATAGGTATATGCTCTAAGTTAATCACCAGGTCCTTGTAAGCTTCTTCTGAATATCTTTTTCTTAGCTTAGATAAAACTCGTCTTTGCATTTCATCAATGGGAAACTTTGCATTGCGATCTACTGCTGCTGCATAAGCTGGATTCTTAGTCTTAGCTGTTAACTTAGCTAATCTCTTTATCTTAGCTAAGTTATCTAAGTTACTTTTTTTATTTAAGGAATTTATTTGATTGCTAAGTTGTGCGCTAAACTTAGCTACATGATCTGGCTTAGAAAAAATTTTACTCTTATCACGATTCATCTGTCAACCCCCCTAATATAAATAAATAATTTGCACCATCATAAATGTTGTCTGGCGTAGGTTTGCCGCAATCCATCCTGGCTAATTTATTTTCAATATGAAACTTAACAGCATCAGCAGCATCAAACTTTTCGCCTGGCTTTAACTTATTTTTAAAACTTAAATTTAATCGTGCCGCCAAATTTTCGTATAACTCATTGTAGTCACCAAGCTTGCTTCCTCTATCTTTTAGTATCTGCGCAGCTGTTAGTGCATATTGATGTGGTTTCATCCAGTACATTCTCCATCATCTGTTTGACAAAAATAATCTTCCTGGTCAAAGATCCAATCACTTTGCCTACTGACTAAATCGCCAAGCTCAGAATAACTATTTCCGTTATTTAATTGTTTTTTAAAAGTTTGCATAATGTGTTTTTTTGGATCTTTGCCAGGAAAAACTTTATGCTCTTGTTCTGACCACCATGTCGCTCTTTGTGGATACAATCTCCAAAGCACAGCTAGAGTTTTTTCAGACTTCAAAAAACATCCATCACAATTTCCAAAACCTTTTGTAACCTTTAGATCAAAACTTTGTCGTTTCCAAAAACTTATAATATCTCTTTGTGAAATACTATTTGGAATGATTGGATACCATTCTGTTTCTTTACTATCACCTTTGTATTTTGCTCTATGTGTTTCATCAGAACGAATACCTATAGCTGTTGACCATTTTTTCCATTTTAATTCACGAACTAAATATCTTCTTACAGTTTTAACTTTTAATTCTTGTGTGCAAAATCTTTGATACACATTTGGTAATCTTTTTGAATAGTCTATTAAATTACTAAAAGGCTCACCTTTACGGCTTGCACTATTATGATTAACTATGTTGTAATTTACTCTCTCATTTGGTTTTTTTTCATACTCTAACCAAGTTATGTGAACATTCCATCTATCAGAACATTCTTGTATAAAATCGTAAGTTTCATTCATTTCACGACCAGTATTTGTAAAAATTACTTTTGCTCTATCTGGCAATCCATTATTAGCTTTTAATATTTCATGCAGCATAAAACCACTTGTGCGGCCACCACTAAAAGCAATCTGCACATTGCCATCTGGAAGCTGGTAATTGTTCACCTAACAACCCTATCAAAATAATCGACTGTTAACTCTTGTGCTTTCCAGGCTAATTTTTCGGCTGCTTGTTCAGCTGCTGTTAGCGGCTTTGATTTTTTTTGCAGCTCTTTATACAACATTGATACATGATTAGCGCCAGTTTTGTTTTCTTTTGTCATAGTTATTTTCCCCTTAACTTAATTAATCCTTCTAAAAATTCATGTACCTGGTCTACAGATCTGCAGAGCTGCCAGTAGCAGCCAGCCAGCTCCAGCTTGTCTGCAATATGTACCTGGTTAATTGTTGCCTTGCCCTTGCTGCCCTTAACCTCAATAAATATTGACAACGATGCGCCAGACAAAGTTTGATCCCCTGGCACAAATATTTCTATGTCTGGCCAGCCTGGTCTGGTTCCCATACGCTTCTGCTTAACTTTAAATGCAACATGACGATTGCCTTCATTTGGTGAATGATGCCAAATAGATCCTGGCGGCAACATTATATCTAGCCATTGTGCGATTCGCAGATGAACTCGATCTTCCGAATCAATTTCTGCGGATGATAAAGTCATTAGGCGTTACGCTTCCCATTGTTACTTCTAAAATTAAACTTAAATGTCTAGCACTAGGCGTAAGTGCTTGTTTATGCTGCTTTGGTAAGCACCATCTACGAGCTACAGTCGCTTCTTTAAACCCAAGTTTTTCAGCTAATTTCTTGTAACTTAAATTTTTTTCTAATCTGTATTCTTCTAAAGTCATGCTTTTAGACGTAACATAGCTTAACTTTTAAAGTCAATAATATTTAATAATTTGACAATAATGACTATAAAAGTCATAGTTATTGTATTGTGAATCAAGTTAGTTGACGATAAATCAATATTAAGTATGTTCCTCTAATCCAAAACACAAGATGTAGTTATTTAACACATTAAATGAAATGGTTTTAATAGAATTGAGGTTATATGATATGAACGTGGTCCGACTTAACAAAGAACATAACAAAACGAGTACAGTAAAAATGCCTAATAACTTGGATGCGATGATACGCCGATCTGGTTTGCTAAATAGAGAAGTAGCAGAACGTAAAGGAATCAGACCAGAAACAGTATCAAGACACATAAGCGGCGCACTACAATTTACATTAAAAGATGCAGAAGAATATGCAGTTATACTAGGCTGCACCGCCCAGGATGTATTATTTGTGCAAAACGCTGTGCCACTATTTGGCACACTTAATGAAGATATTGTAACAGTTAGATCCAATACAGATAAACAGATAGCTTATTATGTACCCTATCCCCTTTCTGATGATAAAAGAATTGTGCTAGCTGAACATCAAAGACAAAACAAACGCTGGGCCAATGGCAGAATGTATATATTCAGCAATTTGTGTATAGAAAAACAAGCTGTAGATGAAGCTTGTTTTATGAGATTATCTATTATGATGATTAGAGATAATCCACATATCCGATTCGGTGTTGCTTATCCAGAACCAGGTGGTACTTTTTCAGTTGGATTTAATTCTGATACACACACAACTACAGACCAGGGCAAATCAAAACAACTATCAGATAATGATGTAAAGCGTGGCGTGGACTTGGTTTGGGCCACACCAATATTGTCATGTATTATGCAACCAGATCTTCTAGACATAGTAGAAAAAAAATAATTTAGATCAACCCTCTTGACTTTATAAATCAAGCCATAATAGGATCTTCTTATTCACTTGAGGAGATCATATGGCATTTACAGAAACACCTAGCTTTGCATCCAGATTTAATTATCTGTGGCACTCTAATCCAAAATCAAAACTAAAATGTAAAGCTTTGTTTGATAAAGTTCATGTAAGGCCAATAGTATCTGATGCCTGGGATGTATACAAAGATACATCTATTAGCAAGCACCTTCGTGATAAAGCCTGGACTATTATAGAAAAGTTTGAATCCACATTAAATGGCCAGGACAATGCTGCTATGGCTGGTGGCCGCACAGTGCAACAAGCAGCTGATGCTATACTGATAGATAACATAGATCCTGGTGAAGCTATTGAAAAGGCTATACAAAACTATAATAAATTTAAAGCTCGCACCTGGGATGATGGAACAGATGCCAATAAAAAGATTAAGTATGTAGATGAAATAGAAGCAGTCACTAAAAATGCTGTTGCTGGCCTACAAGAAGCCATGCAAAGAGATAACCAGATTGTAGGTGAAATAGAGTATATAAAACATCTTCCTGGCTGTGAGCTGCCACATAATACTAGGCCAGATTATAATAGGCGTGGTGATCTCAAAACTAAATGGCCCAGGATAAGTAAAACATCTAAGTCTGGATTTGCAGCTGCAAGCCTTCCGAAAACACTTACTGGTCCGTTTGAGCAAGCAGCCTTGTACCAGGTAGCTGGTTTTTGGGCGTGTAATGGCGGCCTTCCGCCCTTTCTTATTTATGCAAATGCTTCAGACTATAAAATATTTGACCAGGATAATACGCCAGAACTGCAAGATGATTACTTAGCAGACATAGTACAAACAATAACTAGGACACATAAGGCAACAGAAGAACTACTGAAGGTAGCTAAAGATAAAGATCATCTATTTAAATTAGTAGAACCAGACTTTACCAATATCTGCTGGTCTGATCCGCCAGTAATTATTGATGAAGCAAAAAAACTATGGGGAATCAAATGAAAGATCCCTGGTTATGGATAAGTGAGTTTATTGGCGCTGCTTTTATATTTGGATTTTTTTATTTTTTAATTTGGATTCTAGCCATTTTATTCCCAGGAGCTATGTAGATGCAGAATATATTAGAAACACCACCAAACATCCATAAACAACCACGAGAAACAGAACAGCTTGCTATGGAGTTTATACTGCCAAAGATCAAAAGGATGCGCTTAGCAGTCCTTATAGCCATAGCAAAATCAGCTGATGGTCTTACTGGATCTGAAGTAGTCGATAAGATTAATGGCTACATAGTATCTGTAAGGCCTAGGCTAACAGAATTGCATGAGTATAACCTTATCAAGCCTGGTGATAAGCGTAAAAACAATAGAGGTATGTATGAAATAGTATGGACAATAACAAGCCAGGGTATGCAGATTACGGAGTTAGTCAATGAGTGAATTAAAAAATGTGATGGCTGCGGTCAACGACATAAATCAATTACATGGTGTTGCGCAAAAAGGCGGCAAAAAATATACAGAAGTTTCTAAAAGAATTGAAGCTTTTCGGACACACTTCGGTCTAAAATATGGAATTACTACAAATATAATTGTTGATGATGGAATTAGAGTTTTAATTAAAGCGCAAGTTTATGACTTAACTAATTCAACAATACCAGTTGGCGAGGGATATGCTGAAGAATTAAGAGGTGTAGGACATTTTGCTAAAGGAGATAAACGAAATGTAAATACTGGTGCTGCTATTGAAAACTGTGAAACGTCTGCAATAGGTAGAGCGTTAGCAAGCCTTGGTTTGCATGGCGGCCAATATGCTTCAGTTGATGAAATTAAAAAAGTAAATAGAAACAATGAAATTTTAGAAGAAAAAGAAAATAAAGATCATGCCGAATGGGAAAAGATACACGCTACTTACATGAAAAATATAAGTCAATTAGTGTCACAAAGTATGTGTCAATTTTGGTTTAACAAACATAAAGATGTTTTAAAAAATATGAAAACAGCTGTGCCTAGGATGTATGGCGAAATAGAAGAACACTACACAAAAAAATTAAATTCATTACAACCATAGGAGCAAAGCATGGCTAACTCACCACAATTTTCTAATACTAATCTAAAATTTCAAAGGGCAGTTTCAACATCTGTCGATAACCCTAGTCAAAAAGTTAAAATAAGTGTGTGGCTTAATTTTGATAATGGCTTTGATGAAGAAGCAAGAAAACCAAACCCACCAACACCAGAACAACAAAAAAGTATTGAAGATATACATAAGCAGATAAAGGACCTGGGAATGGATCTATCTTTGCAGCTGCAAGACTATGACAGCAGAATGAATATCGCTAGAGCTACAGTGTTCTGTAATGATTTGCGATACGAAACAAGCCAAACAACCAGTGGAGAAGTAAATGGCTTCAACGATTTATAATAAAGGTTTATTTAGCATGAAAGAAGCCACACAAATTTTGTTTGGCCCATGCAAACCAAAAGGAGCCGAGTATAATAGAACCATTAGGATGTGTAACAAAGGATCTATTGATTGTATTATGGATGGCGGTAAAAGATATATTACCAGGAAAACTTTAGAAGATTTTATGGGATCTGAAGAAGCATTAAAAAAAGCTCTACAAAATATAGACAATGTTGTAGAGCTTTATCCAAGTAATTAGAAGTTTATGTTAGCTATTTGTTGTTGCAGTTTTTGCTTCCTAGCCATGTCTTGCATCCAATGGCCATAAACATTTTGTGTAATCTGTATATCACTATGGCCCATAAGATTTGATACAGTCCATATATCATCGCCAAAATATTCTAGCATTTTACTAGCATAGTAATGTCTAAGATCATGCCACCTTAGAGTTTTCTGGCCATTGCTTATCTTTTTGACAACCTTTTGAAGCTGCTCATACCACCAAGTTCTTCCAACCATTGTATTAAACTTAGTCCCAAATACAAAGTTTGTGTCAGCTGGCCTACCTTGTTTTATGTAAAGCTCTTTCAAATCTTTAATAATGTTAGCTGGTATAGGCACTATTCTATTTGATGTTGTAGTTTTTACCTGGCCTACTCCGTGCTTTTCTATATCACCATCAACAACAACCTTGAGCTTTGCGCTTCTCTTTACTTCAACTTCCAGCGTATCAAAGTTAATATCTTGCCAAGTCAAAGCTCGTTGCTCACCAGATCTTAAACCAGTACCGCAAGCAAACCTATAAGCTAGCCTAATTGATTTAGGTAAGTGGCTA